TGCAGGCCGAAAAACGTGGCGTTGCTGCCATGACAAACCTTCAAGCCCGTCAGGGCTTGAAAGATAAAATCTTTGCTGTTCCTGCAGCAAATAAATTGCTTTTTCCTGTTCAGGAAAAAGATGTAGCCAAGCTTGTGGCTACTGCGCGCCAAATTGGTTCGCAAAAACACAAGCTGTCCCTCCGTAAGGAGAAAATTTTCCGTGGGCAATTGCCCCGGAAACAAAAGAAGACTGTACCAGTCTTCACCCCTCGCTGCTTTTCTAAGCAGCAAAATGATCGTGAAGCTTCCTTTTTGGGTATTGCTTCCCCTGCGCGTTCCGCCTTTTTGGCTAGACGTTCTGCTCGCATAGCGCGAGGTGATTTTTCGGGCTTGTCCCGTAATTTCATGAGACGACGCCTTCCTTTCGAGGAAGGTTTTTGTTATCTCAAACTTCTCTCTGCCGCTGCCCGTCCTTCCGTTGCTGTTCGCCTTTTGGCTTGGCTTAAGGCCAAGAAACTTGTAGAGTTGGACTCTACATTGTTTCATCGTCATTTGGCGAACTTTCATGTTCGTGTTTTTTCCTCTGGGAAGGCTCATATTGAGCTTTTCTCAGAGTATCAAACCCGCTGTGCGGGTACATCTGTCGATGTTTATCGACAGTTTGATTTAGTGCTTTCTTTTCTTTCTTCCTTTTCTGGGACAGTGGGTGGAACCCCTGTTCCTCAATCTGGAGGAAACTTCACCGTGCCCAACACGGTGCAAGCTCAACCTGCGGCTCCGTTCGCATATGTTTCTGTTGGTCCTCCTTTTGTCCGATATTCCTCGGATGATGTAGCTACTGGTTCCTTGAACAATTCTGATGCAAATCAACGTACTTTACGTAATCGCATAGATCTTATGCACATATTTGTTATTGTTCGGAATTTAGCTAATCGAATTCCTGTGAATTATCCTTGGACAACACCTAAGGTTGATAAATTGGAATCTGATATGGCTACAGTTCTTGCTCGCCTTCTTCAGTTGGAAGTTCTTATTAGAGCTATTCCTACTGATCCTCGTCAACCGCCTCCAGGAGGATCACTTCTTCCCCCTAATCCTGGAGAACCTAATATATTTCCTTCTCCTCCAGTAGTAGAAATTGTTCCTACGGTACCCATCCGTAGAGAAGCCACTCCTACCTTACCGTTTAACATGTCTTTTGTTGAACGGTGGGTGTTAAATGAAATTTCTCCTATTGGACCAATTACTATTCGCTCTCTTCAAGGGCGTATTCATCGTATTACGTGGCTACAAACACCGTTTTTGATAAATGGTGGTTATGTAGTCGCAATTAATATGGATATAGTTCGAAGGAGCGATTTGATGAATCTTTTTGTTAGTGCTGGCACTATTGGAATAGGTGCGTCGGATACTTTTAGTGCATTTCCTATTGGTTATAATACTATTAGGAGTTCCACTGTTACTTTACCTTCTGGTCTAGTAGCTATTCCTGATCCTCCTGTTTGGTCACAGGCTAGTTCTTCTTCTATTTTTGATGATACGTTCTTTCAAAAATGGTTGAGACAAGAAATTGTGCCTTCTTCCACAACAACTGCTGTGTCGAATAAGGGTAATATTACTAGACTTCTTTTCTTTTCTGTACCCCTTAAGATTGATAATTCTGATGCTTATGCTGTTGGTGTAGTTCTTGGTGCCGATATGAACAGTTTAATAACTGTATATTGGTTTAATAATCAACTGACAACACGTAAGAGAGATCTTTTCTTCTCTTCTGTTACTGTTAAAGTACATATTCTTTCTACTGGCATCGTTGCTAATGAGGGGTTTCAACCTCAAGCAACTGGTGTTCCAGTTACTGTTTTGGAAATAATGGACGTTGATCATGTTATCGAAGCTCCTACTGTTAGTACTTCTGCTGTTCTCGATATTGATCGAAATGTGCATGAAACTGACATGTGGGATGTTAAACGTGTGATGGAACGTCCTGTTCTTCTTGAAAAGAAGACTTGGACAAATTCTATTGTAGCTGGTTCTACAATAAGTTCTCTTGACTTTCCTGGTGCGTGGATGCAAACTAACAATCGTTCCGCTCACCATTTACAACGCATGATAAATACCTTTAATATGTCACGTATGGATGTGGTTTTTCGAATCACAGCCAATGCAACCTCGATGTACGGCGGTATTCTTGCTATGTATTTTGATTTCTTTGATCGTCACGCATCTGGCGGTAATCCCGTCGATGCTTTTACAGCTTCTAATTTTGATCCGGTGTACTTAGACCTTTCTAAGGGCACCACAGCAGAATTACGTGTTCCTTTCGCAACTGTAGCTCAATTTATGAGTAGAGAGCACTATCCTTTTAGTTCTCAATACTTGGGTAAAGTTTATGTTCTGACTATGTCAGATATGGCTAAACCCCCACAAGCTCCGGATGTTGAAATTCGTGTGTATTCTTATCTTTCTGACGTCGATGTTATTACGCTTCAAGAACCCCAAGATGTTGGATTCATTCAACCACAAGCTATTAATGTCGTTCGTGCTATTACTTCTTTTGCGCATTCTTGGATCCCCGACATGAAGAGTGTCTTCCCCCTTGCTATGGAGGAAGGCTTTAAAGTCGAGCGATCATCTACATGTCGTGTGGAAGATATTGGTTCTATATTTGGCCTTTTACAATCTAAGTCTTGGACAAGTTCTACGTCTGAGACTGAGGCCTTTATGGATATTGATGTTCACCCTATGGCATTTCGTCGAGCTGGTACTACAGCAATCACCACCACCAAGATTGGACATCTTGGTAGACACTTTTGTTACTGGAATGGCACTCTTGAGTATCGCATTCAAATTGCGTGCTCTAATATGCATTCTGGAAAACTTTTAATAGTCTTCAATCCTGGATCTACACCTGGTCCTACTGTATCTAGTGGACAGTTAGCGAATCCTCATATTCTTCTTGATATTAAAGAGAATCATGAGATCGATTTTTCTGTTCCTTTTGTCAGTCCTACTTCTTGGAAACCTACTTATTTGGTACACCCTTTTGGTGACATTAAGCAAACTCGTACTGGTAGCCTTCAGATTTATTCTGCAGATGCTGTTAAATCAGGTTTCCAAGCCGATTCGAAGGTGACTGTTAACGTTTACGCACGTTGCGCACCTGATTTTCAATATTCCGTCCCTCGCAATGGTCTTCAATCTGTTGATCGTCTTACAGACTTTACAGTGCAGGCTTTACAGATGACATCTGTGAATCCGACACTTCAACGGAACCGTGAAGATTTCAATGATCTGTATAAGGTTATGCGTCGCTATATACCATACTTTAATGTGGAGTCAACTACCTCCCAATATGTGTATATCCCAGTGATGCCAATCTTGCCAGCAGATCAAGAATATCATTCTCTTGGCTTAATCGCAAAGGCATTCTCCTTCTGGAAAGGATCAATTTGCTATAAGATTAAAGTTACTTCTGCTTCTGCTTCTGCCTTTGAGGTAGTGCATCTTCCAACTATGGGCATTCCTCAGAACATGAGAAATCGACCCTTTATTCGAAAAGATGCACCTACTGGCGCTGATACGCATGAGTCTGGAGCATTTTATGGATCTCAAACTTTTCATCCTGAACAAGATAAAGAGTGGGAAATTACTATCCCCTACTATTCTTTGTATGATCGGTTACATATCCCCATGAAGACTTATACTACTGAGCGTTTACCATACTTGTCAACAAACAATGGTTGTATGCTCATTCGTCCTCTTGGAAAGAATGTTTCTTATGCTCTGTCAATTGCGATCAGTGCAGGAGAAGATTTTACGCTATCTGTGCCCACGGCGTTCCCCCAAATTAATTTGGGCACAAACAAAACAACTAACGATGCGAATGTTATACCTGCTTTCCGCAAGCAAGGTTCACTCACACCGCTCGTTATGCAAAAACAAGGAATTGCGGAATTCTTCAACCGTCTGAATGGTTCAAACGATCTCATTAACCAACTGTTGCACACATATGCCGCAGAAACCAATGGGAGCGTACAAGAAGGTATGATACATGTCATAGTGTCAGCCTTCAAAGAGCTAGCAGCATCTTTCTTTGAGTCTTCAAAAGACTGGGTCAAATCACTCATCCCCAGTATCGATTGGAAACTCTTTTGTTCGTCGTTAGCGGCAGCCGGCATTATCTACTTCATGGAAGTTGATGTCGCCTCACCGCTCGGCAAAATTATTCTGGCTTTGTTGTCTGGAATCGCAACGCACAAGTTCGTTTCGTACATAGGAAAATATATTTCCGAGTACCTCGAGCCCCCTATTAGAGTTCAACAGGGGTCTGCATTTAATTGGAAGTCAATTATGCAGTTATGTTGCGGCGTTTTCACCTTCATGATGAATATCACGAGCAAGAACGCGGTCACCAAGATTATCAAATCTATGGGAGACCTTGGACGGAGCTTCAGTGGAATCAAGAGTGGGGTCGAAGCTGTTTCTGTTTTTACAGAATACATCAAAGACCACCTTGTCCCGGAGCTCAGCACCGAAGATGGGATTATCGTTCGCTCACTGATGGCCAATGCTCTGGAAGTATTGGACAGTGTACGGGAACTAAATCTCGAAGAAATGAAAGTTCGCTGTATGTCAGAAGACCTTATTAGAGACAGAGTTCTCAAGGTTTATGATCAGACAGAAGAGCTTTCCCGCTTAGCTTTTGCGCGTGGTGCCACCCCTAACATCATGATAGCATTGGCGAAAGCGACGGACCGAATGCGCACATTGCGTACTGAGGTGGTTGCCTATAAGGGTAACGAAAGATACCGTGTGGATCCATTCCATATTTGCATTACCGGTTCAGCTGGAGTAGGCAAATCTGCCTGTGTCAATCAAATAGCTGAAGATATGCGAAGTGTACATGACTGGCCAATCGACAATCTAACCTATCCCCGTTCAACCGATACGGAATTCTGGGATGGTTATCTTGGTCAAACTATCGTTATTTATGATGATTTGGCCCAGGTAGTACTGGATGGAGCATGCGATGTGACAGAGATGATCAATATCAAGTCAAATGTACCTATACAGGTTCATATGGCATCTCTGGCAGAAAAAGGGAGATTTTTCACTTCTAAGTGTTTGATTTCCACCACTAATATTCCCATGTTGCGAAACTTTCCTGGTTTGCGGTGCGTTGATGCGTTTCATAGACGCCGAAACATTCTTGCTGCAATGAGGAGAAGAGAATCTGCGCCTACAGATTATATGGACGAGTCAAGCGACTTTGATCACGCTGAATTCCAAATGTTGGACCCCATGGAGGGAACACCAACAGGAGGATGGATGTCGTATCAAGCGTTTATGACAATTGTCTTAGATCAATCTGATAAATACTACGTTGCACAAAATGCACTCGTAGCGCGGAACAAAGAGGGAATGAAGCCTTCTGAGATAGCAAAGATCATCACTGCAGCAAAGCTGGAAGTACCCTTACCGGGATTCCAAAAGCAGGGTGATTTCGTCATTACAGATCCTGATTATAAGGAACTTTTTGATGAAATGCCTCTCATTGGCCAAAAACGGACCCTCCGCCATTGGAAAGAAGTGTGGATGAACGCCTGGGAGCGAAGAGATTTCGCCCTCATGACCTCGGGCATGAATTACCCGAGCAGAGCACGAATTGCGATGGCTATCCAAGGCATCAAGCAAAAACTGACACCGGAAGAAAATACGATTGTCACTTATGCTGCCCTCTGGACTTCTAAAATGAAGAAAGCTGCCGCATGGAACACCGAGATGGTTGAATCACTCAAACGAGTGGGAACCTATTTCGTAGAGATGTGGAACGAGGTTGCAAAGCACAAGAAGAAAATATTGGCTACTGCAATCGCGGGAATGGGCATATTCGCATATGCCACCCATCTATCAACTCATTGGGCACGTGAAGACGACATAACCAATGAGAACCCCGTTGAACTCTTCCTTGAACCCGGTAACCCATCCCGGTTTCAAGAATTTAAAAATGAAAATCCCGGTGTTATCCCATGGAAACACGAGATTGATTTGAATAGTTGGTTTCCCAAGCTTGGTGCTGAAACACAAGCTTGGCAAGATTACGTGGCCTATTGCCATTCTAAAGGAAGTACAAATTATACTTTGATTCCTGAAGGTCTACGTAGACAAACTGGTGATTATCTTGAACGAGATACTCGCCGCCAATCAAATCATTTCGGTGTTGAGGGAGACACTAAGAAAACGCACAGCAAACCGATTGTGGTAGAGTCAGGATTCGACGACTACACAACGAGAAGAGCTGTGGCGAAACGAATGGTTGTAGAATCGAGCGAAAATGCCGATCCAACCACCCGCCTCCTCGCAAAGAGTATCTTTCAACCTCAAGATAGTATCAATGCGATGGATATCCCTCAGAAATTGAGTGAGATGTCCGAATCAGACTTGTTTGAACAATTCCCTGACAACCCTTTCCCGGTGAAGAAAATAACCACGGAAACAGGTGTCAAACTTGTACCTATAAGTCTGGAATACCAACAAGACCCCGACTGCTCCCAATTTGTCGAAAATATGCTTGGAGATAACGTTGCAATGGTTGGCCGCACTGATGGCCTAATCATGTTGAAAGCGTTGTTCCTGCAAGATCGATTTATTGTGGTTCCCGCACATTTCTTTAAGACTGATTTCGGTGACATGACTGATGGAGAAACCTTTAAAGTTGTCACTCGAACGAAGACACATGTGCAATCCTATGATTCATCAAGTGCGTGCTTTTTACCTAAGCGCGACTTATGTATCTACCTCCTTTCCTCGCGAGTTCAAGGCTCCCGCTCAATTATGTCACGCATTGCTTCCAAGGAAGAACATGCTAGTTATAGACAAGTTGAAGGTGCTTTAATTTCGCTCTGGTGTGACCCGAAGAAGAACTTCCATTATCGGGAGCGGTTCTTATCCTCTATCATTGCTATGACTGAAGCCGAACTTGAAACTGTAGAGTACAAGATCGGCATGAAAGTGCATAAGCTTAAAGGATTTAGATATCGGGCAAATACCGCCAATGGAGAATGTGGATCTGTGTTAGTACGCTTTGATAAAATGCAACACGGTAAAGTATTGGGAATACATGTAGGAGCAGCAACCTCAAGACAACTGGGGTTCTCCGAAATGTTGGTAAGAGAAGAGTTGGAGAATGGAATCGAAGCAATCACACAGAGACTGAACTATGTGACCTCCGGTTCCTCAATCACTACGCACATCGAGCTTAGAAAACAAGGCTTGATGACGGATAAACCGATAAACGACAGTCTGCGTCAATTACATGAACGCATAAACATCGTAGGTGCAATCCCCGCTTCCCTCGTCAAACGATCCCCTGGTAAGACATCAATCATCCCGTCTGCTTTACAGGGAGTCATCGACTTGGAACCAAAGACTGAGCCAGCTGTGCTCAGCAAGCGTGATGTCCGCGCAAATGGACATGATCCCTTGGTCGTAGCTGTATCCAAATACGGCCAAGAATGCAAGCCCTTCAAGGCAGCTCACATAAGAATGGTTGTTGATCATATGACAACCCGCTTCCGCAAGCATGAAGGTTTCGTTAACAAAAGACTATTGAGTCTTGACGAAGCCATAAATGGAATTCCCGGTATAGATTATGCCGATTCAATGAATATGAATTCCGCGGAAGGAGCCTTTTGGAATGCCGAACGCCCCGCATGGGCACATTCAAAGAAATGGATGTTTTCGGAAATTGAAGGACCCAATGGTACGATGAAGTACAAGATTTCGCATAAACCTTTATTGGCGAAAATTATACATCGTATTCAACGAGCACAACAAGGCGAGCGCGTTCTATCTGTGTCAAACGAATGTTTGAAGGATGAACGAAGGACCTTTGCGAAGACTCGCGGTGATAAGCCAGCGACGAGAAGTTTTTCGATTCTTCCGCTGGATTATAATATCTGCGTGCGCACGTACTTTTGGGATTTTGGTGCAATGGTGATGGCCAACAGGAACAAACTTTCCTCACAATGTGGGATTGATCCTTGTTCCTTTGAATGGACAGCACTGATGTGGCGGTTGAAGGCTACATCACCTGTGGGATTCGCGGGCGACTACAAGAACTTTGATGGTCAAGAACCCGCCGAACTTATGGATGCAATGTGTGACGTTATCAACAACTGGTATGATGACGGACCTGTAAATGCACAAGTTCGGAAAGTCCTGATGGGAGAAGCATACGATCGCTTCTCTATCGTACACAATTCTCTGGTTCACATCGATCAAGGATTGCCTAGCGGCTTCCCTCTGACTGTTATTGTGAACGGAATGAACAACGACGCATACAAATTTCTTGCATGGATCGATCTTGCTCTTAAGCACGATCCTAGCAAAGTTGCGTTGACAACCTGTGACAATATGATTGACAGTATCACTTACGGTGATGACAATGGCCATGCCATCGATCAGGAGGTTATAGGTTGGTTCAACTTACGTACGATGGGTGAGTTTCTCTCCCAACATGGAATATCCCTCACGGATGAAGACAAAAATCCGTGGCAAACTTGCGAACCATTCGCAAAAATCGAGTCGATCTCTTTCTTAAAGAGACTTTTTGTTCCGCATTCAGCTATGCCTCAATTTTATCTTGCTCCTTTAGAGAAGAAATCAATTGAGGATAGACTCCTATGGATCACAGACTCCAGACATGCAAGCCCTGATGAGCTATTAGCAGAGAATATACAAAATTCAATGCAAGATGCTTATCAATGGGGTCCTGAGTATTTCAGGGAGCTATCCAACAAGATTTGGAATGCCCTGGTTGCTTTAGATCGCACTGAGCTGATGTCAGAAGTCTCGTATACATCCGAGGAAATGAAGTGGATCCAAACTGTCAAAGGGATCGAATTATTCACAACTGATGAGTCCGTACAGAAGTTGTATGGCACGAAGGTGCCAGCCCTATGATCATTTCTATGGTCGCCCCTTGATGTTTTCGTATACTACGTAGTACATTGAGGTGAGGTGGAAATTGGGGTCACAGAGGGGAAGTGTTTGCTTCTCTCGGCATGCAGAAAATAACTGCATTCAATTAAATTTAGTCCGCTAGCCCAAGATCAAGGGTGTTGTGGGTTTGGTACGTATCATGTGCAGCCGAGTTAGGTTTGAATCTCCTTTTTTGCTCAGTTATTTTGATACAACACGCCAAATGGTCGCGCCAGCATGGGGACGAAGAAAATAGTCCTCAGCACCATCAC